AATAGATCAGAAATACCAGTTGGATTTGCACAAACATCTGTTCCAGTTGTAAGTGTTTCTTCAACGCACAGAGCAGCGAGAATATTGGTATCTGTTTCAACAACAGATTTTTCACATCAATATGATGAAATCACACTTTTGAAAGATAAGAATAGAAATGTTTACATGTTGGAGTATGGTCAACTTACTGACTCAACTCTAACTTCACCAGTGTTGTCTGGATTTGGAACTTATGATGCTAACGTTCCACTAAGAGTAGAACCAACTGTAAAGATTTCGGAATATTTTAGCACATCTGGTGTTACAACTTCATCTGGCGGAAGTGGTACTGGTCCTTTTGGTGGATTTGCAATAGGTGCTCACACAAGATTCACTGGTGCTGGAAATAGACAACTCACCCTGAATCCAATTGATGCAAGAAACTTTGATGAAGTTCTTGTTACAGCAATTGTTGGTAATGATTCAAATGGTGGCGAGGCACCAGAATCTGGCGAGAATATAATTGTTGGATACAGCACAGATGGAGTATCTTTCACAGACATTGGACCTATTGTTACTTCATCAGACTCATCTTCACTTTCAGTTTATAGATCAACCATTCCATCTGCTGCAAAAACCTCAAATACACTATTCAGATTGAGTCAACCATCTAATAGTGGTAATGATTTCGATAACTATGGTGTGACTCAGATGGGATTTGAGTCTGACAGAATGATTCTTGATTTCTATCCAAATGCTGGTATTGCAGGAACTGTAAATGCATTAACTATTGGACTTGGAATTACCGATGCAACTGGAATTGGATCTTTAACATTCAATACTAATACAGTCGAAACAATTTACACTGGAATTGGTTCAACATCAACTCCAAGTGCTCATAGAATTGCTGGATGGTCAACTGATGACTTTAATGCTGGATACTTGATCATTGGTATTGAGGATAAAACAAATGATGAATATGAAATTTTAGAAATGATTGCAGCTCAGGATGATATTGATCAATCATTTACTGAGTATGGATCTTTACAAACTTCCTCTGGTCTTGGAACAATTGGAATTGCTTGCACAGACACGACTACCAAAGTGTTGTTTACACCAAATGCTGACATTGATGTAGACGTTAGAGTTTGGCAGCATACAATGAGATTAGTTGATAATTTTAACAGTCTTACTGGAATTAATTTCACCAATGCAAGTCTAAATTCTGGAAGTGGAACATACACAGGAACTGAACTTGATATTAGAAGAGCTTTTGAGTTAACACATGATCAATTAGATATTTTCCAAAGATATTTCAGTCCAACCTTAGACCCAAGAGCAGGAGCAGCAACTCCAACAGGAGTTGTAAATATCGATGCAAACACTATCACATTCTCAGATGAACATTTCTTTGTCACTGGCGAAGAAGTTTCATACGACTACCCTGGATTTGATTCTTTTGCACCAATTGGAATTGCAACCACAACAATATCTGGTGTATCAACAGATAAACTACCAGGAAGTGTTAATATTATTAAGATTGATAGGTATACAGTAAAAGTTGCAGTATCAGCATCCGATGCACTAGTCGTTCCACCAAATCCAATAGACATCACTTCTGCTGGAATTGGAATTTCTCATAGATTTATTTCAAAGAAAGTAAATCAGAGAGTTGTTGTTACCATTGATGACTTAATACAGTCTCCTGTTGTTGCAACATCAGTTACCACTCATCTTACAGTGGCAGCTTCAACATTTGATGACCAAATTACAGTTGATTCAATTACAAAACTATCTGTTGGACAACTTATCAAAATTAATGATGAGATTTGTTTAGTTGATGCTGTAAATTCATCAACAAAAGTTATGGATGTGAGACGTGGATGGATGGGCACGACAATTGGTATTCATACGTTATCATCTGTTGTCTCACAAGTGAAAGGTAATTATAACATTGTTGATAATGTGATCAACTTTGTTGAAGCACCATACGGAAAGTCTCCAATAGGAACTATAACAAACCCACCAGACGAAAGAGATTGGACGGGAATTACCACAAGTTCAAGTTTTGGTGGAAGAGCATTCATGAAGTCGAGTGCAAACAATACCAATGTGGAACCATACAGAAACAATTATATCTTTGATGATATTTCAGATTCTTTCAGTGGAATTGGAACAGAATTTACAATAACTTCTGCTGGCGGCACGGTTTCTGGAATTTCAACCGATAATGCAATTGTTCTTCTGAATGGTCTACTTCAATCTCCAACAAGATTTGGAGCAAGTCCAATCATTAGCAATCAATATCTAACTGAGCAGTCTGGTATAACTTCAATATTCTTTAATACTGCACCTATTGGTGGAGAGATTGTCTCTGTTGGATCGACCAAGGGTCTTGGGTATCAACCTCTTGTGGCAGCTGGTGGAACAGCAATTGTTTCCTCAGCAGGAACTATCTCTGCTATTGCAATTGGAAATAGTGGATCTGGTTATAGAAGTGGAATTCAAACAACAGTTAGTGTTTCTGTTGGATCTTCTTCACTCGGAGTTCCAAATTTACACAAGGTTGGAACAGCTTCAATTTCAAATGGAATTATTGTCAGTGTTGCCATTACAAATCCAGGATCAGGATATACTTCATCTAATCCACCATATGTCATTTTTGACGAACCATTCTCTTACGAAAATCTAGAACTGCAATATACTGGTGGAACATCAGGAATTGGAACTGGTGCAAAAGTAAGTATTGTAGTTGGTCAAGGTTCAAGCATAATTGATTTTGAATTGACTAGTGTTGGAAGTGGTTATGAAATAGGTGATATTTTAACAGTTGCTGTTGATGGTATCAGTGGAATTCCAACAGATACATCTAAGACATTTGATGAATTCCAACTAACAGTGACTGATCAATATCAGGAACAATTTAATGGATGGACCATTGGAAATCTTACAGTTTTTGATACGATAGACAATCTCTTTGACGGATTTAGGACGAGATTCCCACTTAAAATTGATGGAGTAAGACAATCAATTATTGGTAGAGAAGGAACTGGCATTGACGTTGCATACACATTGCTGGTGTTCATTAATGGTGTCCTTCAAGAACCAAATGAGGCATATACATTTGAGGGTGGAAGCACATTAACTTTCACCGAGGCTCCAAGAGAGGGTGATTTGGCAACAATTCTATTCTATCAAGGAAACAAAGACGTTGACGTTATTAACAAAGATATTTTGGAAACCGTCAAGGTTGGCGATACCCTACAAATTTTCCCAGATGGAATAGACAATAGACAAGAAAAGAGAACAGTGTTCTCAGTCGATTCAATTGATGTTGTCACAACAAATACTTATAGTGGTGTTGGAATTGTAACCACTGGACTTTTAAGACCAGTAATTTGGTGCAAACAAAGGTCAGATAAACTTGTTAATGGTGTCTTTGTTCCAAAAAATAGAGAAGAGTATGAATCTTTAATCTATCCAACTACAAATATTATCAAATCAGTTTCAACTTCCGATAATGCATTCTTTGTAGAAAATGCAAAGACATTCTTTGATTCTATAAATGAGAATCCATCTCCAATTTCAACTAGAACGTCAATACAAATTATCAGTCAGGATTCGAAGGTATCTGCCTCTGCAACAGCGTCAATCTCTGGAAGTGGTGGGGTTACCGCAGTGACCATAACAAACGCTGGAATAGGGTATACGCAGGCACCTGTGGTTACTTTTGAAAACCCAACTGGTTTGGGTACAACTTCCAGAGCACAAGCAACTGCTTCGATTACTGATGGTTTGGTAACTTCCATTACTGTAACAAACGCTGGCACTGGATATACACAAGCACCCACAGTTCTTATATCTCCACCAGATAACGTTATTGAAACTATTGATAATGTTACTTACGTTGGAGATTTTGGAGTTATTTCTGGCATAAAAACAACTAGTGTTGGTGCTGCCGTTACTGGACTTGTCTTTGATCTTTATATTCCAAATAATTCGTATCTAAGAGATACTACAATTGTTGGAACCGCAATAACACTAAGTCAACTTCAATCTGGTTATAGATTCGTAGTTTCAAATTCTAATGTTGGCAATGGAGTCACTTCTCTAAATTCTTCTGGATCTATTGTGTGGAATGGAACCTCAAACCTTGATAATGTTTATGAGGCCGTTTCTGTTTCCATTGGACAATCTTATGTCTCTGCTGGAATTGGAACAACAACTGTTTTACAAGTTACGGTAAGTCTGACTGATTATAATGGAATTTCTGATCTAGGTTATGGAAAAGTGTTTGGTGAGTATTCATGGGCAAGAGTAGCAGTAACTAATAGAACTGGTACTAATTCTTTTGCAATATATAATAGTGGGTTAACTGGAATTGAAACTTCTGCTTTGGTGAGAAGGTTGAGTCCATTAGAAAACTTTAATTATATTCAATAAATACCTAAAAAACTCCAAATGTCCGCTATTATAACTGATCAGTTTAGAATATTAAGTGCCAGTAACTTTGTTACGTCTGTGGCATCTACTGCAAACGCATACTATACGTTTGTTGGTTTGCCAAATGCCACAGATTTTGACACAAATTGGAACACAACTCCACCTTCACCCAAAGATAGTTTTTCCGACGAAAACGATGTCTGGGACACGGTTATTGCACTTAAAAAGATAACAACATCAGATGTTCGTCAAGTTGTAAGAAAGATAACTTGGACTTCTGGAACAACTTATGACATGTATAGACATGACATATCCAGAGATAATCTTTCTAAACCATCCAATTCTACGAATCTATATGATTCGAATTTTTATGTGATGAATAGCGAATATAAGGTTTATATTTGCTTACAGAACGGAACTGATCCAGAAAATACTAACGGAAGACCCTCACTAGACGAACCAAATTTTGTAGATTTGGAGCCAAGATCTGCTGGTTCTAGTGGTGATGGTTATATTTGGAAATATCTTTATACAGTCAATCCAAGTGATATTGTAAAATTTGACTCTATTGATTTTATTCCAGTTCCGACTAATTGGGCAACTAGCACAGACAATGCAGCTGTTAGAAATAATGCAGCAACTAGTGGTCAACTCAAAATTGTAACTATTACAAATAGAGGTGTTGGATTAGGAACTGCAAATAGAACTTACACCAGAGTTCCAATCAAAGGAAATGGAAATGGTGCTGAGGCAACTATTATTGTTGGTAATGATTCTAAGATTGAATCCATCAACATTTCAAAAGGAGGATCTGGATATACTTATGGTATTGTAGATTTAGTTGGAGGAAACGTTCCAACTGGAACCACTACACCAACATTCAATGTAATTATTCCACCACAAGGTGGCCACGGTAAGGACATTTATCGCGAACTTGGCGCAAGCAATATTTTAATCTATTCAAGAATTGAGAATGATGCCGAAAACCCAGATTTTATAACTGGTAATCAGGTTGCTAGGGTTGGAATTGTTCAAAATCCAAAAGCATATAATAGTACTTCAAATCTAGATTTAGATAAGGCAAGTGGTGTTTATGCTTTGAGATTAACTGGTTCAGCAGTAACTACATTCTCTCCTACCGCTGATAGTTTTATTACTCAGACAGTAGGTGTTGCATCTACCGCTGTTGGAAGAGTAATCTCATATGACAATGTAACAGGTGTATTGAAATATTGGCAAGACAAGAGTCTTGCAGGTTTTAACACTGATGGAACTCAAAATTTAACTCCAAAATATGGACTAAAACTGAATACGTTCACTGCAACGGTTGGCGCAGGCGGATCTACTCTCATCAGTAATGATGGAGTAAGTACTGGGTTACTTATTGATACTGAATTTACTGGTATCACTACCGTAATAAATAATAGGACTTATAATCTTGGTCAATCATTTGCAGGTGGTGTGGCACAACCAGAGGTTGAAAAATATTCTGGAAATATCGTTTATGTTGATAATAGACCTTCTATTACTAGATCGACCAACCAAAAAGAAGATATCAAAGTTATTTTGCAATTTTAAAGAATAATGCCACAGGAAACTAACTTAAACGTCTCTCCATATTTTGACGACTTTGATCCATCAAAGAATTATTATAGAGTATTATTCAAACCAGGTTATCCAGTTCAATCACGAGAACTGACAACCTTACAATCCATACTGCAAAATCAAACAGAGCAGTTTGGAACTCATGTTTTTCGAGAAGGCGCAAAAGTTATTCCTGGGCAGACTATTTACAATAGTCAATATAGCGTAGTTGAATTAGAAAATTCTTTCACAGGAATTACAGTATCGTCATACATTTCTTCTCTGATTGGAACAACAATTAAAGGAGAAACTTCTGGCGTTAGAGCAAGAGTTGAGGCTGTTCTAAGATCATCAGAATCTGATAGAAATAATGCTTCACTGTACGTAAGTTATATTTCTTCTAGTGCAAATAATTCATCTCAGACATTTAACGATGGAGAAAATCTGCTAACTGAAAGCGGATTACAAACCTCCAACGTTATTTTCATTCCCAATGAAAATTTTGCAACAACAATTGCACAAAATGCTTCCTCAACAGCATCTTCTTTTACAGTTCAAGATGGTGTTTATTTTCTGAGAGGAACTTTTGTCAACGTTGCAACTCAAACAATAATACTTGACCAATATTCTAATACTCCTAGTTACAGAATTGGTTTCAACATCATTGAGGAGACAATTACCTCAGACACAGATCCCTCACTCTACGATAACTCTCAGGGATACAACAATTATACTGCACCAGGTGCAGATCGTTTAAAAATTACCGCAGTTTTAGCAAAGAAATCAATTTTAGATTTTGATGATCAAAACTTTGTAGAAATTGCAGTTGTTCAGGGAGGTTTGTTAAGAAATACTCCAAACGACACACAATATAATTTAATCAACGACACTCTTGCAGCAAGAACATATGAGGAGTCTGGTGATTACTACGTAAAACCATTTAAAGTAACTTGCGTAGATTCTTTAAATGATGAAGAAGGAAATAATGGAGTTTTTAAAGAAAATCAATTAACTTATGATGGTGGAACGCCATCGGAAAATCTTGCACTTTACAGAATTTCTCCTGGTAAAGCATACGTTCGCGGATATAGAGTAGATACATCTTCTCCAACATTTATAGATGTTGAAAAACCAAGAGACAGGATGGAGATGAAGGGTCAGTCAATTAATTATTTGACTGGTCCAGCACTTTCTCTCAATAATGTTTCTGGTTCTCCCGTTTTAGGTATAGGAACCTCATACACCCTAAGTCTTAGAGATAATAGAATTGTAAACAGCAATGCTGCTAGTGGAAATGAAATTGGTGTTGCAAGAGTTTATGATTTTGCTCTGGAAAGTGGATCATATAATACGTCGAATTTAGCACAGAATGAGTGGGACATTTCACTTTATGATGTTCAAACATATACGAATGTTGTTTTAAATCAACCAGTAACTCTTTCTGCATCCACTTTTGTAAAAGGAAAGTCCAGTGGAGCAACTGGATTTGTAAAATCTGGTATAACTAACCAAACAGAAATTCAATTACAAAGTGTAAGAGGATCGTTTATTGTTGGTGAAAATTTCTCTTTTGATGGCAATGAGAACGGAAGAGTAGCAACTGCGGTTACAACTTTTGGAATTGAGGACGTACAGTCAATTTATGGTTATGTTGGTGCTGGTGGAACTTTTAATGCAGATACTGTTCAAACCAGAAAGCTAGTAATTGGTGAGGCAACAGTTTCCATAAGAGACGCGGCTACAAATAGCAGTATTGTAACTATTCCCAACTTAACCTACTCAAAAGTAATTAAAAAGGGAAATTTAGTTTCTTATTTTGACTCAAATAACTTTATTCTAGAAACTTCATCAACTAAGGGTATTACCTCAGTTTCGTCGGCAGCAGGTGAAACTGTATTTGAAATTGAAAATAATCCAGGATACAATGATGTTTATGTTAATGGTATCAAATTATCTTCGACTGAGTACGTTTCTCTTGGCGCAACAGCGATTCAACTAAACGTTCCAACAAACGCTGGTGATGAAGTAGAGGTTAATGCATTTGTTGATGGTATCAGACAATCCCAAGAAGTGGTTGCATATCAAGGTCAAACAGTTGTTCCATTTTCAACAACCACTGCTTTAACAGCGGCGGATTTAAATAATACTCAACTATACATCAATGGTATTAAAATTGATGATAGTCAATTCAACATCTACACTGGAACTGGTGTTCTTCACTTAAATACTCCACCTTCCCAGGGTGCATATGTTGCAATTAGAGAATACACTCCTGGTGCTAAGGTTGGTCTAACAACTACAACAACTTCAATTGGTACAACCTCATTTACTGCGGCATATATTCCTGGAAGAGAAGAAGTTTATGTAAATGGCGTCAAATTAATCAAAAATACAGAATATACAGCAACAAACGGCACAACCATTAACTTGGTAAATCAAACCAACCCAGGTGATGTCGTTGAGATTGTCGAACAGTCCAGTGTCGTTGGAGTTGCAACTACTGTTGTTGCAGTTGGATTGCAAACGGCTTATGGATTAACTTCATATACCTCAGGTCAGGTTGATGTTTTCTATAATGGTGTTCTGCTCAGACCAACAGAATTTGTAGAAAGCACACCTACCGAAATTTATATTCCAACACCAGCAGTAGCAGGAGACAGAGTAGAAATTATTTCATACCCAGCAAGTTCTTATGTTTCTTCTGCGAGCACTATTACAATTTCAGAGTTTCAAGACGATTTTAACCCACAAGATCCTGCAAAACAATATGAAATTTTTGTTGATGGTGTAAAATACAATAAAAATGATTTCGTGCAGTATCCACAAAGCACGTCTTTGGTAATTGGTTATAGTTTATTTGCAGGTGATATTGTTGAAATGAATCTTTATGGAGATACATATTTCTCCTCAACGAAATTTACTGCAACCGCAGGACAGGCAACATTCCCAGTTTCATATACTCCTGGTTTCTTGGATGTATATGTTAATGGAATTAAATTAGATTACTCAAACTATGATGCTCTAAGTGGATCATCAGTAGTCTTTGGTGTAGGTTTATCTGCTGGCGACATTGTTGAATTTATTTCATATTCCACAACTGCGTTTAGTGTTCAATCAGCTGCTACCGTATATGATAAAACTTACTCAAAAGTAAAAGCAGTAGGAACAAATAATGGATTTACTACACTAACAATTGAGGGTATTACTGATGTTGCTGGTGTTAATAATGGAAACCTGCCAAGTAAAACCATTAATGTATCAGATTTAGAAGTTATATCAACTAAACTAACCGAATCAACTGATAATTCATTATACACCGCACTGCCAAGAAGAAATATATCTGATGTTAACTTATCATCATCAAATCTGACGATCAGAAAGCAGTATGATGTTGCAGTTACTGCAAATTCAACAAATACAATTTTCGCAGATTCTAATGAGACATTCCTCCCATTTGATGAAGAAAGATATGTATTAACCTTCTTGGATGGAACAGTTCAACCTCTAAGATCTGACATGTTTGTGTTTGGTGCAGGAGGAACAAGACTCACAATTAATGGTATTAATAAGAGTGGAAATGCTAGACTTATTACAACTTTAAGAAAAGTTAATGTAACCTCAAAAGCAAAAGAGAATCTAAGATCTAGTAGCATTATCGTTTCTAAATCTGCAAACTCATCGTCTGGAATTGGAACTACAACCTTGGATGACGGTTTGTCGTATGGTGGTTTCCCATATGGAACAAGAGTTCAGGACGAAGAGATTTCGTTGAACGTTCCAGATGTCTTGAAACTACAAGGTGTATTTGAATCATATGGAACAGAAGATCCTAGCTCACCAAGACTCACCTTAGCGTCTCTAACTGGTCCAAATGCAACAACATCTGATCTTATAGTTGGAGAGAAAATTAAAGGTGTTCTGAGTGGAGCAAGAGGAACATATGTAGAAAGAACAACCGATAGTGTTGTTGAGTTTGTTTATGCAAACCAGAAGTCATTCACCGTTGGTGAAACTGTTATTTTTGAAGAGTCTGGTGTTCAGGCAACTGTCACAAGAGTTGCAACAAATGGAAAAGATATTACAAGTCTGTTTGTTCTCGATAATGGACAGAGAGAAACTTTCTATGACTATGGAAGAATTAGAAGAGTTTCAGGAAAAGATTCTCCAAAGAGAAAATTGAAGGTTTACTTCCAATCTGGATATTATTCTTCAAGCGATGATGGTGATATCACAACCGTCAATTCTTACAATTCATTCAACTTTGGCAAAGATGTCCAATATTATAATGAGTTGAGAAACACTGATATCATTGATATTCGCCCAAGAGTTGCATCTTACACTGTTACCTCTGGTGCTAAATCTCCATTTGAATTCTCAGGAAGATCGTTTGTACAGTCTGGCAACAGTGCAAGAAATATTCTTGCATCAGATGAATCGATTCTCCTAGATTTCAATTTCTATCTTCCAAGAGTTGATAAAGTTTTCTTAGATAAGAATGGAATCTTTAAACTCGTAAAGGGTGTCCCAGCCGAAAATCCAAATCCACCAACCACCATCGATGATGCAATTGAAGTTGCACAGATCTTCTTACCACCATATCTGTACAATACTCAAAATGCTTCTATATCTCAAAAGAATTATAAGAGATATACGATGGCTGATATTTCAAGACTTGAAGGAAGAATTAAGAGTCTTGAACAGTTTACAACTTTATCTTTACTGGAAACCGACACAGCAAATCTAACAATTCCAGATAAAAATGGAGTTAATCAATTTAAGTCTGGATTCTTGGTTGACAATTTCAAGAATAGTTCCAATCAAGACGTTAGAAACGGAATTAGAAACTCAATTAATCCAAATGCTGGCGAACTAAGACCATCCCACTACACTAGTGCAATTGACCTAATTTTGGGATCTAATTCTATCATTGGTGTTGGTCAATCCTCAGATCCATATGCAGATTTAAACTTTGTTACAGATCTCATTGGATCAAATGTCAAGAAAACGGGAGATGTTATTAGTCTTAATTATTCGGAAACTGAATGGTTGTCACAAACATTTGCAACAAGAACTGAGCAGATTTCCCCATATCTTGTCAACTTCTGGGAAGGTACAGTAGATCTTACACCAGATTCTGATGTTTGGGTTGATACTGTAAAAGTTGATCCAGACAATCTTGAAGTTGCTGGAAACTTTACAGCAACAATTGAAAAATTAGCTAAACTAGAAAATCTAGACCCACAAATTGGTTTCATTCCAACCATTTGGGAATCTTGGAATGTCATTTGGACTGGAAATCGTAGTCTGTTAAATGGACAGTCAGAATCCAAGTCAGTATATACCCAGTTCTTTAATAACAATGGTAATTCATCAAGCAATGGTGATTTGAGATGGATTGGGTTAGAGAAGAGTTCTGATGGTGTTACAGTTGAATCAATTTCTTCCGATACTGAGGTAAATTACGCTCAAATTATCGATACCCAAGAATTTGAAACACTAACAGTTGGCGATAAGTCTATTGCATCTGAAATAACTCCATTCATCCGTTCCAGAAACGTAGAATTTGTAACCAAGCGACTCAAACCATTTACTAGAATGTATTCATTCTTTGATGGTGTTGATGTAAATGATTTTATCGTTCCAAAACTCATTGAGATCACAATGGACGATGGAGTATTTACTGTTGGCGAAACTGTAAGTGGATTCTTCCCAGGAATTGATTATGACGACGTTATAAGTGGAGTCAATCCAAAAATTACCTTCCGAGTTGCAAAGTCAAATCATAAATTTGGTCCATACAATGCGCCAACAGATAACTATGGTCAAAACCCATACAATACTACTCTAACGGTTCCAGCACAGTATTCATCAACGTCAACTCTACTTAATGTTGATACTTTCTCACTATCAAATGAACCACAAGGTGAGTATTATGGATTCATAAGAACTGGAATGAAACTGTATGGTCAAACTAGTGGAGCACAAGCAACGGTTCAAAACGTTAGAATTGTAACGGACAGCACTGGAACTGCTCTTGGATCCTTCTATATTCCAGATCCAAACATTGGAGTTAATCCAAAGTTCACCTCTGGCGAAAAGGTATTCAAACTCACAAATAGTTCAATCAATAGTTCCTCAACTGATGTTATTAATTCAGTTTCTGAGGATAAGTATCTGTCTGTTGGATCAATCCAAGCTATTGATGATGACCTCGCATCCGTTAAGAATCCTAAGAAGATGAATAAGTTCACCTTTAAGGATTCAGTTGTATCTTC